AGACTCGTCTCACCCTCTGGGGGCTCGCCGAGTCCCAAGACGAGGCGTTAGGGTCGTAAAACTTAGCACTCCCCGTTTTACTCCCCTACTATATATAAGGCGGGAAATATAACGCATTTCCCGTTTTTTAGTAAAAAATCTTTGTATTTGTGACCAACCTCACATACAAACTGGTATATAACGGACAATACGGACATACAACTGGCAGCTTAACTTTAGCAAATATTTTTAGAACGGGTGTACAGGTATACGGTCTGGGGTTTTTAACACGGGCGGGTTGGTTATTTGCCACGCTCACGCTCACGCGTGGCACTATCTAAGGAGATTATGCCCGTATGAGTGCCGTATATATTTTTTTGGCGGGCGGACTGCAGATCGGGCATATGTTAGCCTCCCCCATTTATTAAACAATCCAATCTAATCCCTGCCAATCAACGGCAAAGCCTTGCCACCTTTGACCCTAACCAATCGCCCCCACCTCTTACCCTTTGCCCTGACCTGATCGCCTCTCTAATCCAAACCTCGCCCCTTTGGAGCTCGTGCCATTTGTCCTAATTGCCTGGATTGGTAGTTATTGCCTGAGTTGTCCCTTTTGTCCTCCGTAGCTGAAAACTCGCTATAAACCTATGATAGACAAACATAGACTTTTTGCTATCCTTTACCTATTGGGAAAATCTCCCAAAGGAAGAAGGAACAATGAATAAATTGATGAGTATTGATGAGGTTATTTTTTGGCATATTGAACAAGCCAAGGAGTGCCGACAAAATGAAGAAAAAGAAACCCGCGATTTTCACTTAGGTATTGCCACCACTTTGATCTGGCAAACCAAATGGGAAAATGAAGATTTAAGGTCTTCGATGTGTAGTGAAATCATAAGTTTAAAAGAGGTTAAATAATGAACACCGATTATTTTGCAGAGTATTACTTAGAGCGAACAACCTCGGCAAGTAAAGAGCAAGGTATTGATGATCTTATAAAAGCCTTAAAAAAACAAGGCGTAAAAGCCACAAGCGAACAAACGGGCGGTTTTATTATGTGCGCTTATATTGAGTTAAAAGGTGAGAAATATATTTATGCCAACTCTTTTGGCGCGAGTGTCTACAGCAAAAAAGACGAAGAACACGAGCAAGATCTTTACTACAATTACAAAGAAGAAAACCAAAAAGCAAGAATTAAAAAAATTGCTCAGGTTATTGCCAAATGGATTAAAGATAACCAATAGACCGAAACACCTCTTCGGAGGTGTCGGGGTGTATCTCACCCCCTGATGAGGTCAGGAAACGAAAGGAAGGGCAAGAAATGAAAAAAATGTTCATAGGTAAGAACGATCAAAAAGATCGTTTTTACCTGACCCTAGAAATTAGGGACAATAAAAGAGAGGCGACAACCATTAACCACCAAAAGGTTTTGGGATATAAGACCCTCTCAATTTGTGGCGAGTTTGTGGAATATCGCAAGAAAAACGCCTCTAATTTTGGTCAAATTGGCGATAGATTAAGCGAAATTACCCAACCCTCCAAAGGTTTTACCCTAAAAGATATCGCCCGAATTGGGCAAATTTGGAACGAGTGGCATTTGAACGATCTCCAAAGCCATTGTTCTCATCAAGATAAGGCGATCAAATGGGATCAGGTTGCCCCTTGTTCTTTGGTTGGGTATCGGGCAGGGTCTGCGTGGCTATTAAAAGAATTGCCTCAGGAAATAATTAACGAAATCAAAAGCTACTTTTTAGAAATGGCGGTGGCTTAATTGTTCATTGATTTAATCCTAGTTAGCTCGTGGGTCTTCGGTTTTTTCTTTTTGGCAGGGGCTATCGCCTGGCTAGCTGACCGGTTGGCGAGCTTTCACCTGGAAGGTATGGAAAGGGTGAGACGATTAGAAGAGAAAGAGAGAGAGAGCGAGGGCGCAAGATGATTATCACCTACGCAAAGAACAACGAAGGCGCTTTGGTCTTGTCCGCTTTTGTGGGAGAGGGGGCGGGAGAGTATCTATTATGCCGCACTTATTACCAATACACAAAAGCGGAGGCTGTAAAGCTTTTTAAGCAAGAGATCAAAAAGGAGGGGGCAAGATGAGCAAATGGGTGGCGTGTGGATCGGTTACCAATCCGAAAAAAGCAAAAGAGTATATCCGCTTTTATTCCAAAGTGGATTGGCAAACGGAGGAAGAGGCACAGCAAGAGGCCAAACTATGGGAGGAAGAGAAAAGATACCCTTTTATTTGGGTAGAAAAAAGGCGTTAATGCTTGACTATCTCCGCTTATCACCTATGATAGGCGGTGGTAGTCTTTCATTAAAAGCTAATGGAAGAGAACAACTACAAGAGGGGGAGAAAGTGAACGAGAGGAAGAACGGCAAGGCTTGGAAGAAAAAACCAAAAGTGCAGAAGAAAACAGGGCGCACTATTGGCGGTTATAGTTTAAGTAAGTTAGCTCTTCGCGCCCAAAAGAGAGGGAAGGAAAGAGTATGAGTAAGAGAGTGAAAGCTTCTTGTGTTGAGTGTGCTACACACGATGGCTTATTTATCACACTAGGCAACGGTGAGAGACTACCTAGTTATCACCTAGTAATTGGTAAGGGAATAGTCTGCAATAACTGCAGCGATAAGGCTAAGGTGAGCGCCTAATGAATAATCACAAACATAACTTTATCGCTACCGATATTCCCGGCGTATGCCTATGTAAGTGCGGGGTAGAGAGATACTACTCAAGAGAGCTGCAAGATTATGTAGTGGTAGAGGTGGCGGCCGTATGAATACTATGCAGGATCTAATAGATCAGATCAAGGTTATATTACCTAATGCGTTAGTAGTAGAAGCTGATGATGAGGTAGTAATTCAGACCGGCTTGGTATCAGATCTAGGCGGCTTACTATATCCAATAGAGAGAGAGGGAGAGAGTGTATGAAATTAAATACTTACTTAGATAATAATACCTGCGTATCTTGTAAAAAATCCGGTGAAGTTATCTATCACCAATATAGTAATGCTTATAGCTGCCAATACTGCGGTAAGTGGTGGGCTAATGAGTAATTGGACAGTAAAAGCTGAACTTTATATTAAAGCAAATAATAAAGATGAGGCTTGGTCTATGGCTACGCTAGATCTACCTAAGGATAGTCAAATAATAGAAATAGAGGGAGAGGGAGAGAGATGAAGGGCTACTTTGTAATAGATAATCAAGGGACAGGGTGGAAAGAGGGTTATCTTTGGAAGTCAATTAAAGAGATAGCCGACAGTATCCGCGACTATGATGATTACAGAGAATTAGAGATATCTAACTTAACTCACTCACAAGTCTGTGAACTATGGGACTTTGAGTATCACCGAATAACACCGGCTAATTGTGAGAAGTATGGTGTTAATCCTAGCGAACTAACAAGGGAGATAAAGATATGAAGGCTACACCTGCAATATGTGGTGATCACCTTGTCCCAATAAGCGAGTGCGATTGCCTAAGCTATATGAAGGAGATAACAAGGTCAGCCGAACGGCTGATACAACTAACGCAAGAGAGGGAGAAAATGAAATGAATATCAATATAAAAGAAAGTTATATGCCCGAATATACAAAGGCTATTACCTTTGAGTGTGAGGGAGAGGAGTATCTAGCTGAGGTCTATATCGGTAAGAACTGCTCTGATTACAACCTATATCAAGGCAATAAAAAACTAGAGGATAAACCTGCTTGGTTAGAGAAGGCAGAGTTAGACCCTGAGTTTAATTTTCTATTCTTTATAGATGATTTAGCTTGGGAGTATGAGGAGAGTAAGAAGGTGGTAAGCGTATGAATATCTGCCAATTCTGTGGGTGGGAGATAGCGAGGGTGGACTGGTATCACCGATACAACAGCAAACTAATCTGTGATAACTGTGTAATGGATACAATGAACGAGAGGGAGAGGGAGGAAAGTAAATGACCAGGAGGGGTATCTTAAAAGCTATGACTATCAACGATATGGTCAAGTCAATAGAAGAGGACAAGGGTGAGGAAGCGATAAGCTGGGGAGAGTTAGCTGAACTTACCCACGCTACCCAAGTGGAAAGATTTAATTGGTGCTCTTGTGAAGAGCAAGAGTATTTTCCATATAGTGACTGCCCTAAAGAGGTGGCAAGTGAGTGAGCCACGCTATCTATCGGGAGATGAGTATGCCCATAATGGGGTAGAGTTAGACATAGTAAAGTGTAAAGAGTGTGCGAGTGAGTATGACTACGCTGAGTATCACTCTTACACCTGCTCAGATTGTGAAGATGAGATAATCAAGAGAGAGAAGGCGAGTAAATGAGTAATGTATTAGAACTACGCAACGGGGCAGTCAAGAGAATTATATTCTATGAGGTAGCTGACCCACAAAATATAGCCGTATGGGGAGGAGAGAGTGCCTTAGAAGCCCTTAAATGGTATAGGAATAGCCCTACTGGAAGTAGAATATATGTCCAAGAGTGGCTAACAGATGAGGAAGATGCTAAGCAGGTCTCCTCACAGATAGAGATAACACCTATAGTATTATCTACTATCGCTAATTGTATGGAGAGATGGAGTTAATGAATAGAGTTAAGAAAAGAGTAGAGACGGCGAAGGCACAAGCCGTTCGTCAGAGAAATTATCGGAGAGCAAGGGACAGGGCTTTAGCTCGTTTAAGTAGAGATTACCCAAATGCATATCGCACCTATCTTGAAGAGGAGATGTCAACTGATGAACAGATGGGTAAGAGGTGGCTTGATATTACTGGTCGCACTAGGATTGTTAAGCACAGGTCATAGTAAATTATTTCCACCACCAGTAGGTCAGATACCTAATGGTGTAATAGAGAATAGGAAGGCAACAAAGAGTGAGAAAGATCGTAATAGAAAGCTCGCAAAAAACTACGCTTCGGCTGGTTGGGACTGGAGAGGGAGAGAGTGGGTCTGCCTTGAGTCCCTTTGGACCAGTGAGAGCAGGTTTGACAACTATGCAAAGAACCAAAGAGGATCAAGCGCTTACGGAATTGCTCAACTGCTTGGAGAGCAAGATATTAGAAGCGAATATCAAATCTTACGCGGTCTTAAATACATTGATAAACGATACGGTTCACCGTGCAAGGCGTGGCGTTTCTTTCTCAAACACCACTACTACTAATGATATATCATAAACATTTACTGGTTAATGCTAAAGTAATTAACCCAATGAACTCTGAGGAAGAGGGTATAAACTTCCTTCAGTTTCTAGTAGATCAAATTGATATGAAGATTATCAAAGGTCCATTTGCTTCTTATGTAAACGTTGAGGGCAATAGAGGTCTAACTGCTGTAGTTATGATTGAGACTAGCCACATAGCCTTTCACATATGGGATGAAAAAGATCCAGCTTTGATACAGTTTGATCTTTATACCTGCGGAAAGTTAGAGTTAGATAAGGTTATGACTGCCTTCAAGAAGTATTTTACAATAACAGAGTATGATTATATTTTATTTGATAGAGAGAATGGCTTTGTTGTGGAGCAACAAGGACAAGAAAAGTATGATAGTATCTAACCCTTAGACCAGCACCTATCTCTGGTCCTCCTAGAAGAGCCTTGCTACCCTTCCAGTAAGGCTCTTTACTTTTTCTTAATCCAATACTGATCGTTAATAACTAAAGTTTCTAATTCGTTCTTATGTTTATCAACAAATAAAAGTATTCCAGGGCGAGGTGTTTGAGATGGTGGTAGATGACGACCCCAAGTGTAATCATCAAAGGCTAACACACCACCTGATTTAAGTAAGGGCCAAGATAATTCTGCATCTAGTAATACACTAGCTGCTGTGTGGTCTGCATCAATATAAATAAAATCATAAGCATCTGTGAAATGAGTTCGCTGTCTAATTAAATACTCATCTGTTTTACTTGTGATAGATACAATCGCTAGGTCTTTTGTCTTCTCTTTATAGACCCGCTCAACATCTCTAAAGTCCATCTCGGCGTGGCTTTCCTCATCACTTCCACTCCAAGTATCAACATCAATTAAGATTGAACCTTTAGCAGTTAAGATGTTATTGCATAACCATACACTTGCATCTCCGGTAAATACACCAAACTGTAAAAACTTTAGACTAGGTTTATCTTTGAACTCTGCAAGATAAGTTTCAAAATTATTCTGTGCAGTTTGTGCAAACCAATTAGGATAGTTCATTGTTTGTCCGTACTGTAGAAACCATTACCTTTAAATGTTATAGCAGGAGGAGCATAAACCCGAACAGCAAGATCACCACAACAGATAGGTATATTCTCGTCATCATACACAGACCTTTCAACTGACTTAACTAAGTTACAAGTATTACATCTATATTCGTAGATCAAAGTGCTACCCCTTCTTCACACTTAAGAAATCCTACCAGTTTGGTACGCTTCTTATTGTTTTCAAACTCTGTAGTAATAGGTAACCACTTCTCTTTCCACTTAGGTTGAGGCATAGTTGATAGATTAAAACCCCACACTCCTTGCGGAGTTGAATTAATATACCAAGGTGTAAGTGATCTAATACCTGCTGCCATAATTAATCCACGATACTTACTCTCCTCTATTAGTAGATCAGAGTAGTGAGTCTTACGAGATTTTAATTCTATAAACATCTTATGTTCAAGAGATATACAATCCCAGTTATCAAACTCTTCACTCTTCTTAAGGTCTGAGTAATACTTATCTTTAAGATATGCAAATAACTCTGGCTCTTTTAACTCCAAGGTGTCTGCCCTCCAAGTTTATCCTGTAATCTACGCAGAGCTGAGATAGATCTACGATCAGCAGTAGAGGTGGCACACTCTAAGTACTGTGCTATCTGTTGTAAGGTAAAGTTATCGTGGTATCTCATCTGTAATATAGTCTTATCCTCTTGCTCTAACTTAAGATAAGCCCGTTTAATATCTATCAGTATTGCTAGTAAGTTACCACCCTCAGCAGGTGTTGATTGCTTACGAGGTGTACCGTCATTAATCATCTCTTGTGCTTGCTCTAGTACAGTTCCCTCTACAACGGATGCAATGATGTAAGGTATTAACTTAGCGATAGTGGTTGTATCATAAAAGATCTCATCACTTGTTTTGTATCCAGCCTTACGAGCCTTCTCTTTACGAGCAAATCTTTCAGCCATTCGTTGCATCTGGTATGCAATTCGTCTTTCATTCTGTTCACGTTTATTAGGTTCAGGTTCTTCTAATAACTTAGCAAACTGTTCACCTCTACTTATTGCCCACAGATAACACTCTTGCTTTATATCTTGAGGGTCTACCCAACCTTTAAATCTCTTAGATATTACATAAGCTACAGATGGAACTAACTCATAAAGAGTTGGGTGTAATTCTGGTGTCATTCACAATCCAGCGTAGAAACCTCAGGCCAGTTGCCATCTAATACCATAATTGCAATAGCTGAATAGTTAAGTAGATCCATAAAAGAATCTCGTAATGATTCATTTTGTGGCGCAGAATTACTATCTACAAGGTGGTTGATACGGGCTATCTTGTCCCACATACGAACTCTTAATCCATTGATTGGACCACCTGGAGATCTTGCTATATTTAACGGACCGTAATCGTGATGCTTAGATATAAGTAAGTTACCGGCTCTGTCCATAACAGACCACATATCGGAGATAAACTCATCATCTACTTTATTATGATTGCGAAGTCTTTGTTGTTTCTGCAAATCTTCTAGTGTACCAACCATCCTAGTACTACCATCAGGTGCGAGTTCTTCATACATTTGGTACCCCAATTGTCCGTTTTGCCTCTTCTATACCCTTTGCTAAGTATAGATCATTAAGGTCCATTCCTGCCGGAAGCGACACAATAGTAGAGTTAATAACTTCTTGAGCTACCATCCTTGAAAATTCTGCACCTGGATTTGTACCATCATCTTTTAAATCATTATCTCCGATAATATAAACCTTGCCATAGCCAGTAAACATCCTTGTAAAATGCGGTTTCCAAGCCTGTACTCCTGGTACTCCGACTGCTGGTATACCTAAAACTGCAGAACAAATTATGGTATCTAGTTCACCCTCACAAATTGCTATCCATTCACTAGATAAAATAATATCGCTAACATTATAGAGATGACCCTTCTGTCCTAATGGTGCTCCATACTTAGGCTTACCCTCATCTAATCTTCTAAACTTAAAGCCAACACAATGTCCCATAACAGTCATATAAGGTATAGATAACCAGCCTTGATAGTGTTCGTGGCCTGATACTGGATCTTTAATAAAGCCTAGAGAATACTGGTCAGCTACCTCTTCAGAGATCCCACGACCTGCGAGAAACTCTATTGCTTCTGCGCTTAGATCCTTGTTGTACTGGACTGCCGCTTCTAGTGAGGATTTCAACTGCGCGGGTGAGAGCATCTTTAAACTCCATATTCTCTTTAATACTAATAATGTTTACTGCGTTGCCACCCTTACCGCAGGTATGACAATAATACAAGTTGTCCCTTGTATCTATTACTGCACTTTTTCTACTGTCATTGTGTAGTACACATCTAACAGATAGATTTCTACCTTCTCTTACCTCACCGCCATAGTGAGCCACAATCACTGATATAGATATATCATTTGCATCTATCTTACCTCTACCTTTTTTGGAACGAGATACTCTAGACCAGTCCTGTGTTGACAAAACTTCTCCTTACTTAGGTTCTTCTTTCTTCTCTTCCTTTGGTGGTTCAGGTTTAAGTATTTCAGTTGTTGTTATTACTCCATCTGGTACTGGCATTATTGCTTCTCCTCTAGCCATTGTGTTAGATCTTGGATTACCCAAGCCTTCTCTATTCCTGCGTTTCTTCTCTTGAATAAAACATAACTAAGAGGCTGACTAATGCCACGATGCTTAGAATAATTAGCAGCTTCCGTTTGCGCTTCATCCCAAAACTCCTTTAGATTTAACTTCTTAGTATTCTTTAACTCAAAGATATAGGTTTCACCAGCAACTATAACTACCAGATCACCCTCATCCTCTGATCCTGATAGGCGCAGTCGTTCAGCTACTGCACCCATTTTTCTAAACCATTTCATAACATCTGTCTCAAACTTAGCACCTTTAGTTCTGTTGTACTTGGCGGTCATTTAAGACAGCATCCCTTCTATACATCATACCTAAAGCATCAGAGTCTGATATCTGACAGACAGCATAGTTTACAAACAAACTTACATAATCAGAGCCATCTGCAGTGTGTGGTCCAAACCTATTTTTAACTGATGCAACCTTTAATGTTTTGTTATACGGATCAAAACCTAGCGTAAGGATTAATGCCGGTAATTGAGACACCTTGCCGTGAATAGCCCTACGAGCAGGTGGATCACTGGTCTTACCATACTCACTCTGTTCGCTGACGTGGTGTAATACCATAACACAGGCTTCAGTCTTACGAGCCATATCGTGGAAGTCCACCATAATAGCTCTTAGTCCTGCCCATTCATTATCAGATTCAGCCACTACATTCATTAGGTTATCTACCACAATCAACTCAGGTGGAATACCAAAGAGTTCAACATATGCCTTGATCTCTAATTCAATATCATCTAGTGATGGTGATGAATCAAAGACCCATTGGATATTGTTCATACTGCTTAGGTGTTCATCGTAGTAATGACGGTTACTAATTAGACCTTGTTCCACCGTGAGTTGACTATGACCTGATAAGTGAGAGGCTGCTCTCATCATCACAGTTGCTATATCAGTATCAGCAGAGAAAAATAACGTTGGCACCTTTGCCTTAATAGCGTAGATAAGAGCGAACATACTCTTACCAGCATTAGGCGCAGCAGCTATCATACACACCTGACCTCTGCGGAATTTGATTTGCTTCTTAGCAAGATCATTCCAAACATCAGGTAATGGTGTGGCATTAGTGACAGACCCACGCCAAGCTCTATTTAAGTTAAGCAACGTTATCCTCTTGTACTTTAATATTTAATTTGGCTCTGATTACTCTGCGATCACGTTCACTTGATCCGCCCCAGATACCAAATCTTTCGTAATGTAAGGCCCATTGAAGACACTCAGCAATGTGAGGACATCTACCGCATATCTTCTTAGCGTTAAATGCCTGGTCATTTGCACCGATCTCAGGGAAAAATAGTTCTGTGTCAACCTCAGAACATAATGGGTTCTCAAATTGTGAGGGAACCCGCATCGCTTATTTCTTAGCGAATGGAACTGAGTCCGGATGGATTGACTTAACTTTTACATAGCCAGGATTCATACGAACTGGCTTAGGTCCATCTGCTGGATCATACCAACCCCAGTAAGGACTTCCATCTCGCTTAACTCCTGATTTATGAATCATCTTTCCGTTAACACAATCAGGTGCATCTGGTCTGCCATATGTATATACAGATCCATACTTATCTGTTAGTTGCTCTAAGCCTTCTGTATTAACAGTTGATTCAACTGATGTTGCACCCAACGCTTTCTTAGCATATGAAATAGCACTAACTGGTGCTGATTGTGGTGGATTGGTTCTACCCAATGATACTCCAACTGATTGCATCAGGCTTGATGTATCCTGTACAACAGTCAATAGCTCTTCTAATTCCTTTGCATTATCTGCATAAATATTTACAAGTAAACCATCTTTACCATAATTAACTTGTAATTTTGTTGTTGCATTTGCAGCCATTACTTACCTCCAGTTTGTTTGACAGATAATCTTACTGATTCCTGTCCCTTTTTTATTGGTACATCACCGAGAAGTTTCTTTACTTCCTCGATATCTACTGATTCTCTACCAGCTATAGTGCTCCAAGTAATTTGGATACCGCTATTAGTTTGACCAGTAAATCCTTCTAACGAACTCTTTAATGATTCCTTTTCATTAGTAAGTTCTTTTATCTTTGCATCTAATTGTAAGTACTTCAAAGCGGATGTGTCAACCTCAGGGTTGTCTATAAATATTTCACCCTCTTTGATAAGTTCTTTTTTTATACCAGTACATCCAACCTTGCCCGACTCATCAAAGTACTTGCAATAGAATCTGCAGTAACTTTGATCGCGCTCTGGCTCTGGTGCTACTGCGCTCTCTTTAATAGCAGCAAGCCAGTTAAGAGCTTCCTCTGCTAACTTTGGATCATAAGGTTCACTATGAACTTTAACATCTCGTTCATCACCATCGCGGGCTATGGCTACTAGGTTAACAGTTCTGGGCTTCCCCTTCCCAGACTTGTCAAGTAAGTAGCCATAAACCTGCACTTGCCATCGCTGTTGTAGCGTTGGAAAGTAGGATAGATTTTTTACCTTAACGGTTTTCCAATCTATCACATCTCCTGTTTCTGGTATATATAAATCAATATGGGCTTTCATCCCATTGTATTCCACCTCTGTCTCAACCAAATACTTCTCACCTTTTGGATCAAGAATAGAAATAGATTTCTCTATCTCAGCGTGGATAGCAGTACCCATAATGGCAGCTAACTTTAATTCATTATCATTAGTTGCTTCTCTACCATTAATACGATACCAAACTTTTCTTCTGCATCCACCTAACTCTGATGGACCTACCTGTGTCTGTTTTGATCTAGCCCTACCAGCATCTTTAGCCCGTAGTACATCAATCAATAACTGTTTCGGATCGCTCATAATCCCCACTTAATAAAATGTTCTAAAATAAACTTATACATTTCTAAGTCTAATAGATACCACTGTAATTGCCAATATATCTCTCTCATTAACCCTTCCTTATTTTGTAAACTGTGTCTTGATATTTGCTACTCCACCACACCAGACGTTATATTGTATCGCAATATTGATTGCCTTCTTTGCAGCACTCGCAGCTTTAGCGTGTGTTTTAGTTTCACCACCTAGTGCTACCAACGCACCCAGTGCTAAGCCACCACCTGAACCTATACCGTAGAGACCTCTATCATCCCGCATATAACCGTAATCATCGCTAACCTGGTATAACTTACCGTTAAAACAAATTAACGCATCCCAACCAGCATCATCATCATTCTTACCTTTAGGTGCAGGATCATAACCAGCATCGGTTAATGCTTGTTTAATAGATGGTAAAACTCTAATCATTAAGAAACGATCTGGGTCTTGAGATTTAATTACTTTTGGCGGTTGCCATAAGTTATTTAATATATCTCCAGCAGAAGCATCACCTGCTACAGCAATTAAATATTCATTGACCTTAACTATCTTGTCATAACCTTTTGCAATGTAAGGTTTATCGGTGTAAGTGGTCATTGAATCTGAGGCTATTACAGCCCAACCTTTACCTTGAATACCAACTATTGCTGTCAAGTTAGCTCCGTTTCCCTTGAATAAATAGTAGCAGAATATACTGACGACACGCCGTAATGCTAGAGATCTAGTTACCGGAGGAATAATTGGTTATACTATGAGCCGTAAGGCGAATTGATAAGGGTAGCGGCGCTCTGTGCGCCGCCCTATAGAAGCCATAGAATGATACGTCTACCAAGGCTGCGGAAAAATAAAGAGAACCTTCCGCCTAAGTTTGGCACCGACCTACGGTCTCTAGGTCCACTACACACCTGTCCTTGTGGTTCAAAAGTATTTTCTATCTTAGCTACCTTTGATAACTATGAAATCTCCTGGTATATGTTAGATGCAACTTGTGTTAATTGCGGTAATTTAGTAACTGTACCTTGTCCAGTAGATGATCCAAGTAGAGAACATTAGGGCATAAAAAAAGAAGGCCACCCTTTCGGGTGGCCCTGTATAGCCTCGCAGTAAAGTTACTTTGAACCTAGACCGTATTCTTTCTCGGTCTTGTCAGCCCATTTTGCTAATGGACCTGCGATACTTCCAATCAATATTGCGTACTCTGGCGTAAGATCAGCAGCCAGTGCTAATCCCATTGTTACTGCTGAAGCTAATACTGCTCTAAGATAAGACTTAACTGCAGCTTTACTTCTTGGGTCTTTTAACCTAGCGATTAGATCTTTCATTTATATCCTTTAAGGGCGTACTACGCCCATTACTAGGGAGTATGAGCGTTTTTTAAGATACACACCATCTCCGTTTGCTTGGCTACCTTTACTACCACTACTTGTATTACCTTCAATTACTTGTAGGTATTTTAGAGCAGTGTTATTCCATTTAACTATCCCAACGTGGTCTGGTTCAGCATCAGTATCAAACTGAAAGAAAACTATATCTCCAGCTTGAGCCTGACCTATTGGAATTATTTTATTCTTATCAGTAAACCATTTAAATCCGGCAGCGCAGGAAGCAAATCCTTTTGGATTTTGTGCCGCAATTTTTTTACTTAATCCTGCTTTATCAAAGCACCAAGATACAAACATAGCGCACCAAGGGTTATTGTTTAATCCATACCACTTGCCATATTTAGTATCGTTAGACTTACCCTCTTCGGTGTAACCTATTTCAGCTTTGGCAATATCTACTACACTCATTTAGTTAATGCTTCCCTTACTAGGTCTGTTAAAAACTCAACCTTTTCCTCTAGTAAATTAATTTTATCTTTTACACTAGAGCCTCCATTGGGGCGAAGTTCTGATAGGTAGTGCTTTACAAGGTGACGAACACCTATTGCTACTGAGCCGATAAGGGTTGTGATAGATACGGCTAGGGCAGCCCAGTCACCAGGAGTCATAAGTTATACCAATCTAATAGTTGCGATTAAGATTCCGCCATATCCGGAGAATCTTCTATCGCTTGGGGTTTTGTTTATAAAATCAAGTTCTTCAATTAATCCAATATACGATTCACCAGTTCTAAAGTCTTCAACTCTGACAGTATCGCCAGCGTTTTCCACAGCCTCTAGCTGAGTCATACGGTCATATGCTGACCCTTCATATCCTACTTCTACACCAAGGTTGTCGCTCTCGTGGTCATAGCAGAATAGCGGATATTGAATTAATCTTTGGCGAGGCACTGCTGGCAGTGACTTCAATTGGTATCCAGTAAATAGTGGACCCTTACTTGTATCAGTAGATGATCTACTTATAGTAAATTTAAAAGCAAGATACTCTTGTGCTCCAATAGGATAAGGCACACCTATCTCTTGTACTGTATCACCCTGTGCAAAAGATCCAATATTATATTCAGTATTCTCTGAATCAACAGATTTGATACTGAGGCTACCATCTGTAGTATCTATTCTAGGATTTAATAATTTAAATAACTTACCTTCTAAGGTATTGTAACGAATAAAGCCAGTCTTTAAATAACCAGACTCAACTTTGACGGAGTTAGATTCAATCCATACGCCATCACCTGGCACACCAAAAGCTACTCTATCGGTAGAACCAAGAAATGCTACTGAGTTACTAACAGTAGTTTCACCGGATGCGTAATTATCCCAAGCAAAAGGAAAGATAAGAGTATTAGCAACTACCGGTTGCGATAGATCAATACGAACTAATCCACTCTCACTGCCTTGTTTAGTGGATACATAAGCAAATTTATCTTTAAAGGTAACATCTGTACACTCAGATTCAAATAGTAAAGGTCCATAAGACACATCACCATTAGCATCTATAACACCAACTCTAGTACCTTTATTAGTACATAACACTGCATAGGCACCAAGGTAGGTATCAAAGGTATTGATGATCTCACCCTCTGGCAGATCTATAATTACTGAAGGCACACTTAGTGTTGGAAAACCTAAGCTATTAGCATTATCTAAATCCAAGGTCATCTTATAAATAGATGAGTTTTTACGGCTATATCCGCCTATATAAATAGCGTTAGGACCTTCTGAAATTGTAGTCCAAGTCCAGTCTGTCTGTGGGTGGGTATAATGCTCAGTAGGTAATGCACCACCGCCAGTATGGGTAGGACTTAATTCATAAATTTTATTATTAACAGAGGCTATTACGCGTTGCTTAACATATCTAATTCTAGCACTAGTTGTAGATGCAGCATTATAAATTTCAGTACTACTACCAGATGTGATATTACCACGATGAACGTGGGTACCATTAATAAACCAGTATCTAATACCATCAGTAGTTAGATCAAAAATTGTAGATGGAGTTCCTGCTTGGGTATAGGTAGATGATGTGGGAGTATCGCCACTCATTGTAATTTTCTTTAATGCACTGCCATCTGCTACAACTAAACAATCATTAGTGCCATCATTAGCACCAATAATAATTGGAGTATTGGCACTAGTTAAAGCTCTTACTGTTGTATTAAGTAGGGTAACTTGTCCCTTAGTCCAGACATCACAACCTTTAGATTCGGTGTATTGAAAACGAAGTGACTCATCTTGAGCAGGTTCAAAGTATTTAATACCAGCGCCAAGGTGGAATGTTGATTGCGATCTAAACCACCAACCAGTAAGTGATTGCTCACCTGCTTCTCTGGTCTGGTCATACTGTTGTTTACGGTATTGGGCAGTTACTCTACGGTAAGGTGAGTCATCAGTTGCTCCGATAAAGAATGGCAAGCCAGCAATAGCCATATCATAATTAACACCGGTAGCTGAATAATTGGTAGCACCAGAAGGATTAGAAAGTACGTAGGGGATTCCCTCGGTGATATCATCGCCGTATGCCATTTATCTCCTTATAGTAGATTTACTAAAGACCTTGTCCTGCCACTAGCAAGTTGTGTATAGACCTGAGTGGTAGCCACAGATGAGTGTCTCATCAGATCTCTTACTGCTAGTAGATCTCCGTTAGATTTCTCTAGCATATTGGTAGCAAAATAATGTCGGCAAGCGTGAAAAGTTTTCTTAGGAATACCTAATCGCTTCATCTCAATAGAACACATCTTGGTCAAGGTGTTAGGTGTTACTGACCAGATTTTTCCTGAGGTCTCGTGCTTTAAAATAGTCTGAGCAACGATAGGTGCTACCGGTACAGATAGGTCTGTTCCGCCCTTACCTGCCACTCTAAGGATGTATCCATCCTCACCCTGCTCTAGGTCTACCCCGCGAAGGTTTGCCACCTCCATAGCCCGTAGGCCCGCTTTACAACCTATTATGAACCAGTCTCTCATAGGCATATCAGCCTTAGTCATAACTAGTTCAGCTTCACCTGGTGTTAACGGATGAGGTAATCCTCTACCCTTGCGAACTGCTGGTAGGTCTAGATCAGCCTGATTATCTATTAGACCCATCTTGCGTAATGCTTTAAATATGCTACGCACTCTTGCAGCGTAGGTTCCTTTAGTGGATGCAGCTTTTACGCTCATTACTAATCGTTGCAGATCTTCAGTTGTAGCTACCTGTGGATGAACACCCAAGCGTAGTAATAGGTTGAAGTCATTTCTAAACAAAGCCTCAGCGAAGCCTTGAGTTTCATATCGGTCTTGCAGTTTTTTCTTTATAGTTTCTAGCGGTATCTGTTTCATAGTCCTATCACTTTAACAGTGGGATTATTCCTGTGTCAACCACAATTCTCTGAGATTGTTCCTGAGATTGTAGCGGATAGTGCAGAAGCCACAGGATTAAAGTGGGCTACACCTGCATCATCAGCACCAGCAAGTGCTACTGCAACAGTTTCTGCATCTGAATCTACGACATCGAATTCATACACAGATTTAACAACAGCAGGTCCAGCGGTAACTTTAACAACAGGAACAAAAGCATTAGTAATTGTTTCCGGAAAATTATTTCATAGCACAAGTCAAAGTGATAGATTCGCATCAATGAGTTATGCAGTAAGTGGTGCAACAACTATATCTGCATCAAATGATTATGCTTTAGAAATACCAAATACTAATCCATTTCAAAATTCCTTCGCTCACAGAGTTACAGTTACTGCTGGCAGCAATACTTTTACTGCGAAATACAAAGCTCAAGCAGGTGGAACGAGCACTTTTGCAAATAGACAAATTATCGTTATAGATTTGGGGTCATAATATGGCAACTACATCAAAAGAAATAAATTTAACTCAGTTAGATAAAGAATTAGGCGGGCAAGGTTTATGCGCTAATTTTAATGACCCAAAGAAAAAATTGATTGTGCCAGCAGATAATTCAACTGTTACTGAGGATGAGTTAAAAGATGCTATTGCAGCACATATTGCTGGTCCGACTGAAGAAGAAATTAAAGTATTAAATCGTAATCAAGGTTTAGCCAAACTTAAAGAGTTAGGCTTTACTGACGATCAAATAACAGCCTTATTGTCTTAGCACAATCTTGGGGGATTGTTCCTAGGATAGAAGCAGGTTTGCCTCATCCTGGGTAATCCCCAAGCGCTCTAGTAGAGCAGCCTTTGCCGTTGCCTTTGCTTCGGCTTCGGCTTTTACTTTTGCCATTTCAATTTTAGTAATCTCTATTTCTTGATTTTTAATTAATATTTCATCATCAGTTAATTCTCTTACTAAATGTTTATCAGTTGCGCCATCATAAATATATTTTTTCATTATTGAGCCAATCCATAAATAGTTATTTTTCCTGTAAATGTTCCAGAATCTAAAACATACCTAATGCCATCTCTTGCAGTAAGTGTGCCTTCTTGCCAATCACCTTCAACAGCAGCAACACCTTCTTTTGAAAACTGAAAAGTGCCTTGTTTATAGGCAGCCTCTTGTGGTCTTGTAAGAATTTGATTAAATTGCATCTGTAAAGTTTGATTACCAGCATTCTCACAAAATGCCCATTTACTAATGAGCGTTGCACCAAAAATACTTCTATATGTGTTTGTAGTCAAATTTGAACCGCCTGACCGTAATTGTGCAAATAAACCAGTATTACCACTAACACTTAATGAACCAACAATGTAATAACTTTTGTAAGTACTGGTAAAAACATTATCTGCAATTGCTTCAATTACAGAAGATGGATTTAAAGTTGTTATTAAAACTAAACCACCACTTGAAGGGGTAGCCCACTTCAAACCAGTAGCCTCCGCACTATCCGCTACAAGTGTGGTGCCGTTTGCGCCTACTGCTAGGCGTGATACGGCATCAGCTCCAGTACCAGCAATCAGATCACCCTTGGCATCTATCAGGGTTTGCTGGATAGCTGCCGTACCGTTTATCGGTATTCTTCCGGTTGCCATTAGTTACCTCCTAGTAATAGTTTGGCTTCATCGGCTGTAATGCCTAATTTGTCTAGTAATGCTTGACGAGCAGTTGCCTTTGCTTCGGCTTCGGCTTTCTTTGCATCTGCTTCGGCTTTATCTTTTGCCATTTGTGCTATCTCAGCATCATTAGCATTTCTGATAGTTTCTTCGCGAGTTGTGCAATTAACTTCTTTAATTTGTATTGTCATTATTTGACTCCGTATAATAAAATTGTGCCTGATTTAGGAACGCTGGAATTATTAAAAAAACGTAAGGATGAAATAGCATCTGTTTGATTATATGCACCTCTACCACTTACACCTTGAAATGTTGTTCCATCACTCTCAAAACTCATTCCATCAACTATGCAAAATTTTCTTGTTGTGGTATTTGCATAATCAATAATTGCAATTGTGTATATTCCGTCTGCCAATGTATCATCTTGAGAAGTCGTTATAGCAACGCTAGTAGCATTAAAAGTTAAAGCAGTTGTTAAGGCTGTTCTTGCCGCGTGGCGATTTGCAGTTGAGTCATCATTAAATCTTAATCGCAATGGTTCTGCATCGGTTGTTGGTAGATAATCTCTAATAACAATAAACAAATTGTTATAAGTTTGTGGAATTGAACTTAACAAAATTTCTGCGTTGCTTATCGTAGTAGTGCTAATTAAAGTCATTCCGCCACTTGAAGCAGTAGCCCAACTTGGCACACCAGATGCCACTGTGAGCACTTGTCCTGCGCTACCAATTCCGAGTCTAGCAGGGTTGTTAGCACTGGAGGCGTACATAATATCGCCAGTAGTTGTTAGTAAGGTGGGCTGTATACCACCTTCTATATTAGGTAATCTTCCGACTGTCATATTAGACTATCTCACTTCCGAAAGCAGAGAAGGACATTGTTGCACTTGATGCGTATACAGATATAACATCTGTTGCACCAACAGTTACACCTAGAGTTAAGGTATCTGAAGCATTTGCTGGTAGCGACACATCATAGGCAATATATTGAGATGCGGTAATCGCTGCTCCTGCAACTCTTACTGCAATACGATATGTCGCAGCAGTTGCTGCTTGGTTAGCTACTGTAATAGTTGATACTACAGTTTGAGTTGAAGCTGGTACTGTGTACAGTGTTGTTAGTGTTGTTGCTGCTGGGTTGCTTTGTCCAAGCACCTTGTAGGTTGTTGCCATTTTTTCTCCTTAGTGTTTGGTTAGCCACCCATTAGAAGTAGACTACTAACAGTGCCACCAGCACCATTATCTAGTCCTGCTTCAAATGCGTTTAGATCTGATGATGTTAAAACGTGCTTTACAGTAGCTCCGGCAGAATGGGTTATTGCAGTTGATCCTGCTTGACCTCTTGTTATTGTAAATGTATCTCCTGATGGACCTGCCGTAATAAAGACAATCTCTTCATTGGCTGTATCAGGATCTAGTGCTACAGTAAATTGACTGTTTGCTACTAGAGTTACACCACCAAGTAAGGTAGTGGCAGTGCCTGTTGCTACCGTCATACTGGTAACACTGCTATTAATCGTTGATGCTAGTGTTGTTGAAACACTTATGGAACTGAATAAACGAGTTGCCATTAACCTTCCTTACTTTAAGTAATGTATACGAATTGGGTACTTGTCTTTCAACTTCAACGCCTCTTCGTTTAATCTCTGTTGGTACAGAGCAAAGATATAACGAGAAGATGAAACACCAGCAGTGGATGGGATCTTGCTATCAGCAGAGTCTGCTTCAGCAGATGTAAGATTGATACGACCTGGATCTAAGAATGATAGTAATTTATATGATGCACCCAAGGTAACTACATCTTGACAAGATTGTGGCAAGCCTGTTACATCAGCAAAATCATCTGTATTATTATCTAGAGTATTAGCTGTGGTTGTATAATAAACCTGAACTGTTCTACCAGGTTGCAC